AGAAGAGAGGACGGGAGGTTAACTCCTACGTACTATACCTTTAGCGCTATCCGGGTCCTTCTTATAATCTAAGTCGAATAAAGCCAAAGGTGAATGCTCGTCTACAAAAGATTTAGAATTGAAGTTAATAAGATGCTTATTACCTATAAGCTCTCTTTCAGGGATAGGAATTCCTATATAGTAACTTCTTACGCTAGTCCAATTAGGAACAGCGCTAGGTTCTACTACTTTGCCCTTTCCATCAACGCAAAAAGAATGTGGTCTATATTGCCAAGGTTCGTCCGTATACTTCCACACAAAGTAACCGAGGAATACCTCATACCCATTCTCTCTAGCGCACTCTATAGCGTTATCGTGGGAGCGCGTTAGATTCTTTATGCGGTGATTCAACATGACACCCCGTCTTACGTGGACCATTTTACTCAGATGGGTAAATAGGTCCATCTGGTTATCGATATTTCCTATAAGCTCTTTTCTTATATCTAGGGGCAGACGTTTCGGTCTAATATAAATAGGTAAGTTCTTCATATTAATCTACCTGCTTAAATAGGCTGTCAAGAGCCAAGTCGTTAACTTCATCCAATGACTTAGTTGTAGTATCTATTAGGATGTAAGTACCGTGTTGAGTACTTTTGTAAAAGTCCTTAACACCTTCTCGTAGGTTATTGAATTTATCTTCGGAGCTATTTTGAATCTCCATATCGTCTTCAAAAAGAAGGTCGCGACCTTTACCTCTACGCTTAATACTTTCAGCATACGTCACGTCAAGGACAATGGATTGGTACCTACTGAACTGACCAAAGTGATTTAAAGAATCAAACATATCATAGTATATAGGGTCTTTACCATATACTTGGTAAGCAAAAGAACTAGCTACGAACCTATCACACAGAAAGACCTTATCCTCACTTAACGCCGGAGCTATCCGCTTTTCGTATAGATTAAATCGGCTAAGGAACATTCCTGTAAGGACACACTTATTACTAGGTTTATCTTCTGAGGGAGCGTAAAGGACAGCATCACGAATAAGTTCAGACCAGATGGTACCACCAGGCTCTCGGCCTACAACCACAGTGTAGCCCAATTCCTCTAACTTTGATTTTAAGTTAGTTAGCAGTGCCGTTTTACCAGCCCCATCCGCTCCTTCAACTACTACAAAGTTTGATTTAAGTTTACGCATAGTATAACTCCAGTGAAGACGCTTGGCCATTTAAGTCTATAAGAAGAGACGCAGTGGTTGCTTTACCTAAACAAGGGTCCGTGATTGACTTTCCGTAAGTCAGTGAATCGCTTATAGATTGTCGTCCCTCCTCAAGGAACGATTCAAGCATAACACCTTTAACGTTGTAGTGCCCTTGGCGAATCTCGGCGAATACGTATCTTGATATCCCATACTGCTTTTTGTAATCACCGTCACAATTGTCATGCGAACAATCTACAATTATACTATCACTTACGTTATTTCTCTGCAATAACACCGTAGTAGACATTAAGCTGTTCTTATTGTAATTAGGTCCATTGGTGCAACCTCTGAGGACTGTATGTGCATAAGGATTACCCTCAGACTCCATTATAGATAGTCTTGCCTCGGAGTCGATACCTAAATAAGAGTGTGGACTCCGTGCGGACTTAATAGCATTAACCAATAACTTAGAGTTACCGCCGGTCGAGTTCTTGAAGCCAATAGGCATAGGCAAACCTGATGCAAGTTCACGGTGTATTTGAGACTCTAGAGTCCTTGCACCTATAGCTCCCCAAGAAAACAAATGCCTGAAGTAGTTCGGCGTGAATGGATCGAGAAACTCGGTAGCAGTAGGCACGCCTATTTGGGCAATCTTGATTAAGAAATCACGAGCCTTAAGTAAGCCTAGATTGATATCAAAAGATCCATCCAAGTTAGGGTCGTTGATGAATCCCTTCCAGCCTGTAGTTGTTCTTGGTTTTTCAAAATAAACACGCATAACAAGTAACAGGTGAGGTAACTTCTTTTGCCATTCTTTGACTAAGTTTGCGTACTCTAAACCTGCTTCGGTATCATGGATACTACAGGGGCCTAATATAACAATACGTCGGTAGTCGTCGTTTGTTAGTATACGTGCCAGCTGTGTTCTAAAACCAATAGTTTGTTCTTTAATACCCGCAGGAAGTGGCTCTAACTTAAATACGTCACTGGGTGACCTTACGTATTTAACGGATTTTACGTTGTGGGATAAAGGTACCATACCTAAGTCTCTTTCTTTAAAATTAAGGGCCCCGGTTAAGAGGCATGTGTTTGGCTATATTTACACATTGCCTTTGGCTAGCTTGATACTACGTTCAATTACAGCAAGAGGTCTTACTCCTGCTTCTTCATAGAATTCTTCAAGTATGGACGGGTCGATGTAATTCTGTATAGCGGTATTAACAGTAAGTTTACCATTATTAAAGTGGCCTAACTCTTTGGCTACCTTCTCTAAACTTTTCTTCAACCAATCGTTTACTTGTTTCTGTGTAGGTTGTTTTGTTCTATTCTTGAAAGGGCTTCTATCTATAGCTTTACGTGCTATCATAGTCCCCCGTAAAGTTCTAAACTTATGTATAGTAACGCCTTCAGGTACACCTAGAGTTCTTAGATAATCGTTAATGGACTTAGGCGAGACAGGCCTGCCCCTAAAAGTAATCAATCGGTCAGCGCGTTTCTTGCCTATGACCATTTCGTCTAAATACTCAATACAGATTTTTGAACTTAAGGGGTTATCTGGAATGGTATGTCTCTGGGTTTGTGATTTCTTACCTTTATATTCAAGTAATCTAGCTTTACCTTTCTTCTTATAGTGGCCTACTATCAGTGAGGTAAAACCGTAAGTTTTCTCACCAGCCGTCGATCCTTTAGTTGAACCTATTCTGGCGGAAGTCAAGTAAATCAGTTCACAGCACATAGCTAGAACAGCAGCACGTTCGGCAGTACCTTTACGTAAGTCAGAGAGCCACTTGGCCCTAATAGAACTTACCTTAGTAGATAGATTACCTACAGCATCAAATTTCTTCTTTGTGCTATCTGATTTGAATTTGACCGTATATATACGAGAATAGTCTTTTGCCATAGGAGCTTTAGCCTGACACACGTACCCGTTATCTTTCTTAGGATCGTATGAGGGATTCATTAAGACTTCACCTGCAGGAACCCCGTTAAGCTTCAACTTAGCTTCTGTATAAAATGAAAGAGTATCATCCAAATAGCCTTTGAAACCTCTAGGTATACTATGGTGCTTGATACCTGCTTTATGGAGTTGGTCAATAACTTCATGTATCGCTACTAAACTATTACCAGTTTGTCTTATATAGGAGGACACAAAGTCTTTAGGTACGGCATTAAGATCGCGGCGTAACTTGTTGTACTGTTTAAGTAGATCGGGCTTTTTAACCTTAAGTACTTTACGTTCGTCGGCGTCTATCTCAAGGCCATCGCGTTTAACCATCCGTCGTACTATTGTCTTCAATTTAGTTAATATGTCACCTTGGTCTGCAACGGATGTTAAGAACATTCGGCCCAAGTTCGGGTCTTGGAAGTGAGACACAGCCTTACCTATACGGACTAATGCACTATCCGTGCCTCGTATCATATAGCTAGCACAATCGAATATTAGTTTATAGAAGTGAGTGTCTATGTCAGTCTCAGCATGTATGATATCTTTTTTGGCTCTAAGTATTTTAACTAAGGCCAACCAATCATCTTCGTCGTATTCATTGTTACTTGTATCTTCAATAATACGTTTGAATAAGGGCTTTCTTATTTTGAATCTCTCAAGGAAAGGATAAGATCTAGATTCTAGAGAGGCTAGTGTTTTCAAAGCAGAGTTTGATAAGGCACCGATTCCTCGCATGTATGCCAAGTATACCATTACCTGAGAAAATGCCTTCACCGAGTCAGTATCTACAGCACTGATTGATGTAAATTGTTTCATGTATTTTTCCTAAAGTGATTCCTTTAGAACCACTGAGTATGAGATAGGTTTAGGTAAAGTCTTAATTCCTTTTCTAGTAAGCACTTTACGTTTGTTGTACTTCTTACCATCCCATTTACCTAAACCTTCTTGTTTATCTGCTACTACTTCGCCTTTTGGATCAAGTAATATGCCATGTATACTATAGTCACCAGAACCTAAAAGAACTATAGTGTATCCCGAGGTATCACCTAGAGCTTTAATATAGTCCGCCACTACGCCGTAGCATAAGTTACCATGTGATGCGAAATTGGTAGGTCGTCCTGCTACGTAATCTTTTATGCGAGAGAGGATTCTCTTAGGGTCTGTACTAAACCCTGATTTAGATAGACTAATTAGTATAGGTCTCATGAATTTCCCCTTAAGGTAAGTAAATCTGCTTCATTGGGAATTTCTGGAAATCACTCGGGTTAGAAAGATCGATTCGTTCAGTTATCTTAACTTCGGCGAGGTTTCCTATTATTTGTAGTAGAACTCCATAGGCTACTACTCTGTCTTTCGTACTATTAGGTGCACGTACTTCAATACGTCTTCCTATTGCACCCTGCATTCTAATTCTAGGGAAGCGTGTAGGCTTAATCTCTTTCAAGCCTTCCTGTTTGGCAAATAGTTCTAAGCATAACTGCTTTGCGGAATTCATAGTAGTATCCGCAGCTTTGATAACGTCCACATTAGATAAAAAGTGTATTAGCGCCTGTTTGCGGCTTGTAAACAGTGAGCTTACATCAGGCATCTTTTTAATAGCTGCCCATTTACGTACAACTAAGTACTTTCCTTTAGATGATCTGACAAGACTAGTAGATGCACCTGTCATTTTGCTGAACCATTCAATACGGTAGTTATAAGAACCTAGCGCATGTAGGTAAACTACAATAGAACCAAATTTCTTCTCTGTACTCTCTATGAGAGACGAGGTAGATTCCCCTTCTTCAAAGTCAGGAAGGTATTGAAGAAGATTCGATTCTGAGTCTAGAGGGTTTAATTTTATGGATATAGGTAACATATTTTGGCCTTAAGGTTTAATTCTTATTATTTAAGTTAGCGCCGATGGAGCTAATCTACGTGTACTGCACCATGTAAGGTCTTATAGTCTTTGCTTAGACAATTCTAAAACAAGGGCCTTGACCAAAACAGACTGCTTCTTTTTGAGTTTCTTAATAGCTTTATGTGCAGGCATTACTTCACGTATCCGCCATTTGCTTTCTAGGTAGGTCTTTAGCATCTTCTTAACTAACATAGGGTATACGCGTACATGCTGCTTACGTTCAGTAAGACCTTTAACGTATTCATATTCACCTATCTTCATACCCATTTTACCTTTAAGTCCTGCTTCTTCAAGTGCTTCCATCTTTGCACTTTTCTTATTGGTAAGATGCTTTTCAATAGCACCTTTAGGAAGACCCCAGTTACCGCCATGCTTTGACTTGATAAGGACAATCAGTATATTACCTTTATCGTCGAACATGTAAGGTATGACGGCCCCTTGCTTACGAGGCTTCTTAAACTTAGGTAACGTGCTTTCGCTTATACGAGTCTTGCTCTCACTAATGAAAATTTCCATGAGTATCCTATCGCTTGTAAGTTATAGAGGAGGCGGCATGGTCTCCAGCATAGTTGCTATCGTCGCCCTCGCCTGAGCTAAAATTAGTTTCTTTCCAGCCACCCTCAGTAATCAACTGCTTGATCTTACTTGAGTTTAGTTTACTACGCAAGGCTCGCGCTGCATCTTCAGGATAGCCTCTTGTTTCGGCATCAATGTCAATACGGTTCTTATCACCTGATACAAGGAAAGAATTTACGTTGGCGGTTCTGGAATTAAAATGTACGTTGTCTTCTAAATACTTCAATAAATCACCAGGAGCGGCTTTAGCCGTAGGCTTACCTCCCTTCCAGCTAGGTAACGACATAGCTTTAGCTTGAGCAAACGCTACTTCAAGTTTAGTAGGGCTTCTATACTCAACACTTTCTCCGTCGTAACTACCCGCAGACCATTTGCCTTTAGAAACGTGAGTCAAGGTAACAGTCGAGCCTTTGGCCGAACCGTATACGATTATATGCGTATGGTCTTCGCGGTATAGGACATCAATGATACCTGCAAGGCCGGGGTCGTCATTAACAAGCTGCATTGCTTTACGGACTTCGGATTTAATGAAACCGTAATTGGGTTTATTGAATTTGACAGGTAGCGGCTTTGACTTAAATTTAGGAGCCGACAACAAGGTATGCTTCTTAGATATACGTCTGTAGGTCTTTTCATCAATGGCAAACTTGTATATATCATTGCCTTCAACGTCAAGCAGATAAAACTTCTTACGGAATTCCATCAAGTAGAATTTCTCGCCCTTCTTAATATCGGATTCATGCTTATCATCTTCTACTTTAACGCGTCCTACTGAGCGATACGCAACGGCTTCTTTAGGTAGATTTCCTTTTCGTACTTTTGCAGCTGACTCTACAATAAATGTCTGCATATTAACCTCGTTTAGTTTTACGTAGGGTTAAAGAAACTTTTTGGATTTTCTTGGATTTCTTCTTAATGTTCAAGTTAAGTTTCTTTATCTGTAAGCGGTATTTAGTCTTACCTTTTTGAGAGTCTTGCATACGTAAAGCTTTCACTAAGATAGGTAGCTTCTCTTTAGCTGCCTCTAGTGACTCTTTCAGTAAAGCTAGTTCTATTGTTTTCTTTTCAACGGGAGATGCCGAAAGGCTTATTTCAATGGGCTTCATAGTATTCCTTATGAGGCGCGTAGTCGCATTATCATAGGCTTAGGTACTTTGACCTCACCTAATGACTCACCTACATGTATGATATCAAGTCTAGGCCTATTGAGTTCAATAAATGCCTGTGCTTCTTGCGAAGTAGCCGCCGCAACGTCTACGTAAAGAGTTGTTCCGTTTTCAGTACAACCAACTGGAAATTCGTTTAGCTTCATAGTAGTCCTATATGTAGACTCTTTTAATTTTTTTCATATTGTAGCGGCTTTGCCCGCCACGCCAAGCTAGTTTAGTTAAAAGCCATTGTTTTCGGTCAGGGTCTAACTCTCTGCTCTTAGCATTCTGGACAACGGATAGAGTACCATCTGTACCTAAGCGCATTACGCCTACGCCTTGGAACTTGGCGTCTTCACAAATGATTTTGCCTTTGTCTGTATCACATAGTCCTCTATGTAAAACAAAGTACATTTTGTTGGAGAAAGGTAGATATGTGGACCATTTATTATCACTGGTATAGTCACTCCAGCAACTTTTGATTTCACTAATAATAAACTGCTGCTTCATATTGAAAGCAATTACGTCGGCACGAATAGCGCCCTTTGTTTTCTTCTGGAGTCCAACTTCCGTATACACGGAATATAATTTTTTAACCCAGTAGTTAGTAGAAGCTTTAGTCAACCCTTCGGTTACTATCTTCCTGTTAAGCTTTCCCATATTAAAGCCAAGAGCGAGGACCGAAGTCCCCACACTAGGCTAATACCTACTAGAAGTATAGCACAACGGCTTTACCGTCGATAGCAGTACCAAAGTCTACAGTAATTGTATCACCGTCTACAATTGTGATTTCATCAGGAATCATATAACGTCCAGAGGTATCATACAGTGCAATTAACACATTCTCGGAGCTACCTCCGTGATTCAATGTCCATTGAGCCGAGGCGGTTTCTACCAGCTGCACGAATGTGGAGGTATTACCCGCTACATCCTCAATAGCCACAGCTTGTACCGTCCCACCTATGTTCATAATGATCTGCCCAGGTAGCAGTTGTATACCATCTAATTGACGAGGGCCTGCTCCATTACGTATAATAACAGAGTTCTTAGGTACGTCACTTTCTAAGTAAGGTCTCTTAGGAAGTTCTACTTGAATAAAGTCAGTAAATGCAGTCATTATTCTAACTCCTCCACTTCAACCTGCAGGGTACCTGTTGTATTAGTACCTGCAAAGTTTGCATCATTTAAGAATAGGTGATCACCGTTGTTATCTAAAGCGCCGCCTGAATCTACGATAGTGAATGCTTTAACAACTTGAGCCAAATCAACCTGACGGACTAACTCGTCGGCACCAACGTACATTGCGCGGACTTTAGAGAAGTCTGATACGAATGCACCTATCGAGGCGAACTGAGCTAAAGCAGGTATAGTAAGCGTACGAGCAAGGAAGCCACCTATTTCATAGATAGAACCACTAGTGATTGTGCTTGCCTGTATACCAGAAAGACCTGTAATAATAAGACCATCCCAATTATGTACGCCACGTAAGTCAGTATCGACAACTTTAAAATTGTGACGGTAGTTCTGACCAGATGTAGACCAATTACCTGTAAACTCACCAGCATTAGCAGCAGACATAAGGGCGTCAGGTGCGTTAAGTAGAGGTTGGTTAGGAGTAATCTGTAACTTATACGTCTCTCCATTGGCATCAGATCTTAAACGGGCTGGATTGCCTACGAAAGAAAGGGCAGCACTAGGCGGAGTGTTTACTACGTTAATGCTAAAAGTCTTAACAGTAACAGCACCGTTACTTTCTTTAGTGGCTGTGATAGTTAATAGGTCAGCATCTACGCTATATTGAATCGTTTCATCTTCACGGGTAACAGTTTTAGAAACTGAATAGTCCGAAGGCGAGTCAATCGAAAGACCCGCTGCGGCAGAATAGTCGTAGTCGTCGGCATCAGTAATAGTAACGTCAATGCCTACGCTTTCGCTTTCCTTAATTGCTTCTTGCGTACCAGGATAAGAATAAGTTGCAGCACCTATTGAAGGATGTGTCTGGTTTAACGTAACAGAGTTACTATCAAACGCATCGCCTTCAGTACCTAACATGTTCGTACCGACAGCTTGTGCTACCAGCGATCCACTTAGGCTAGATACAGTCACAGAGCCTGAGAAAGTACGAGAACCCGCACCGCCTGAGTCTTCTTCACCTATACTTAAGTTATGGGAATCTATTGATACTCCCGAGTTAAGGACCTTAACCGAGGTTGCATCGTTAGATACTACGCCGCTAACTGAAACTACGTCACCTTCCTTAAGTTCAGTTTGACCATCAGGCAATGAACCGATAGTAAAGGCCGAAACTTCAGGACCGCCTATTAATAGATCAAGGTGGACAGTAGCTTCTGTCCCTGTAGAAGAAACCAGTGTAATAGTTTCTTCCATCTTCTGGTCGTCAACTACTATATCCACGTAGCCTTCATACATACGCATGTCGTTTGCATGTTGTGTAATACTTTGTGCCGCAACTTCGCTAGCTCCATCTGCGTACTTAGCTATAACTGCAAGCTTATATAGCGCATGTTTTGGCTCAGCTAGGAAATGGATGCGTATAGCCGCAACGTTTGTAATGCCATTGGTCATTAAGAAATCCGCAGGAATTGTATCTGCTTCATAGGTCTTTAGACCAACTATGTTGTTACCACCTTCGTTAGTCGGTGTAATATCTGTGATAAATATACCACCAGCCGTCGCTAAATCGACGTAGAGCTTTGGAGCCGCATCTAGGTCGTTATTTGGTAGGCCAGGTAGTGTACATCTACCTAAGACATCAATAGTATGTGCCTTCATAGGGGAGGTTACCTCTCAGTTACTTTAAAGTGTAACAAAAGCTGTTGCTTTCATCATTGATTAAATTACGAATATAAGTTTAATGAGGCTCATTTCCTATACCGCTAAAGCCTATTACTTCAAAGAAAAGTATAGATATAATAGACAATAGAGGGCTATTAAATTGATGTAGTTCTTTGTAGGTTTGGCCATAAACCCGACCGAGTATTCCTATTATCATAGAAACACATGATGTTAGCTCCTCATAGTTGACTACTGGGACTATTTCATGTGAAGTTGTATGAGGTTCCAAGTCTGACGGATAGGTCATGTGGAAATCTAAATTCCTTTTATTACTATTAGGTACTACGATAACTATAAAGAATTGACTATTAGTATTAACCTTACAGCTAAAATCCACTGATACTTCTAGGCTATCAGGATGGTCAAGAGAGGTACAGTTGGAAGATACGCTAAACTTGAAGTTACCATACTCCAGGCATGTAGTCTTTATAGAGGCCACGTCCACTTCTTTCATAGTATGACTTTCCTTTTTACTTTGAACTTCTTACACTCCTCAACGAACATCTCTAAGCATTCCTCACTACTCGGTGAGAAGATTAAAGCGTAGTCGATTCTTCCTGCCATAGTAGGTAGGGCGTCTTTTCGTAACCACCTGCCTGTCGAGTAATATTGAAATGACCTGTCCGTAATAAAGTCTAATACGGATGAAGAGACATTGTCTGCTCCTATAACCTGTAGCTGTATATGTTCTTCGGTCAAGTTATGGGCTTTCATAACCTTGGTAACTACTTTCCCTATTATAGAAAGTATATCAGGGTTCTTGTATCCCTCGGGACCTACTATTCCTATTTTCAAAATGCTATCCTAGATGAAATTTGATATTGAGTTTTCGACAATACGCTATAACCTGTTCTTGTAGTTTAGGTATCGTGATATATAGAATGGCGTACTCACAATTGGACAACATCATTTTCTTAACTGTGTTGGATGCGGTGGTTTTTGATATAGAGTGGTATGACTGAAAACCAACGGATGATGTTTGCATATAATTGTGGACGTCTGATGACAAATTACAATCATCGGGAGAATATTGGATATGTAATCTCACCGCGGCTGGACTTCTCGCAGTAGGATGGGCTTTGATGGTTTTACTAATTAACGAGTCTAGTCTTGTTTCTAGCAGGTAGTCTTCTATAAACCCATCGGTAATTAATGCTATGTTTATCATGCTTGAGCCTCTATGACTTTAATATTAAAATAGAAAAAGCCTCAATTGAGGCTTGTTAACTTCTCTATTGGGAAAAAGGTTCGCCTGAGGCCCTACGTACCCAACAGGGTCTGGAGTTACGTTTAACACATGCAGTTAATATTGAGATCCAACCCATTACCTTAGGGTTAGATAAGAAAGGAATCTTATCTGACCTCGTACGGAATTTACGTTCGGCGTACTCTACCAGTTCTGGCTTACCTACATAATGTTTAATGTGATTATCATATAGGAAGTACAAGGCTTCGAAGTATTGGTCTTGAGTTAATACGTCTTGTGATACCGAGTGGAATATATTAAGAAATTCAATGGCTGTGGTAAGTCTAACTTCAACGTTCCATTCTTCGTGCGTATGTTCGAACTTGGAAGTATAGCCTTCCATATTACTACACATGAAGTTACTATAGCTTTTGTTCCCTAAGGTATCAGATATATCAATCTTAGCAAAGCCTGTTTCGCCGAATCTTCGTGACGTTCTAAGTTCGTCGGTAGGCGTTGATAGGTTTACGGTATGAATCATACTTCTATGGGTAGAGTTGTATCCCTCTATACTGATATGTAGCATTCCTACCTGTGCTCGTTTTCTATAATCGTCCACTACTTATCTCCTTTAATGATAATAATTAGCCATACTTCACCCCGTGTACCTGAGCCTGCATAGCTTAAATAAGGTTTACCTTTTTCATCGTTATGTATATCCCAGTCGTGCATTCTATCTTCTAGGAATGCAGTGTAGTGATGTTTTAGGTGATAGCCCTTTAGAGGTTTAGTAGGCTTACCGTTCTGTTCATCCGATGCTACAAGCCATAGCATTTCTACATGCTGGCCTTCTTGAACAACGATATCTTTCGGTAAGAATATGAGGTGCCGTTTAGGTTTAGGACATCGAGGAAGGTACAGGGCATAACTACGTTTGAATACTTTACCATCGGTAGTAACTGTTAATCGCCTGAAGTCCTTTGCTTTTGGTTTTAATACTTTTTGGAAAGCCACGAGGCCTCCTTGTTAGTTTAAGTCAATGCGGGTGGCTTTCGCTTTGTATGCACCACCTGCTTTAATATCGTACTTACCGCCTGTCTTATGCTCCATCTTACCACCGACATCAAACTTCATGTTACCTCCTGTCTTAATAGTAAAATGATTTTCCACATCGAAGTGGACGTTGCCGCTATTCCCTCCATATAGGCCTTCGAAACTTATCTGGCCTTGTTGATTCTGACTTAGTTGACTTAGTACTGTTGCAGGAGCATTAAGTAAATAGCCGGGTATCTTACCTGTATCACTAGTAACATGCCACTGCAAGTTTCCTATAGTTTGAACGTTAGTGTCACCTAAGATAGTAACGTTCGCATCGCCAGGGTTAATGATAAATATCTCATTGGTCTTAGTGTCAATAATCTTAGTGTAGCCATTATCTAACTTAGTACCTAGTCTATCCGGATAGTTTTCTAAGAACTCAGGTAGTTGGTTCTCTTGGTCCCAAGGTAACTTAGTACTGTACTCAGACTGCATCGGGTCTCCATCGTGAGGAAACTGCAATGAGACCTTAGTATCACGCTTTGGTATACAGGCCGTACCTGTCCTATCTGTATCACTACCTCCTTTCAATCCCTGAGGATGATCCCATCTAGGGATTGACCAAGGAAGCTTATCATCAGGTACGTGATCAAAAAATCCGTCTATCCTTGCACGTATTCTACCTAGCTCCGCAGGGTCACGGTTATCAACAACTTTTGCAAGGTAGGGCTTTCTTGGATTAAGACCCTTACGCTCTAGGTGTCGAGGTAGATTAATATTGGACTTCATTTTATACTCCTAGACCCATTGCACATAAAAGGTCTTCTAATTGTTTCTGTAACTTACGAAGCTTCTGGGAAAGGTCAATACTAGGACCATTAAGCTTATCGATGTCCCTTTTATCTAAGCATTTATCGGGTAATGTATCCTTAAGAGCTTTATTAATCTCGCTTACGGTTTCAGCATTACATTTAGCTTTAATATCAGGTGCATCGACATAGCTATCAGGAACTCCGCCTTTATCTATAAGGGCATTCACTGCACCTATATTAGAGTCAAGAGCACCTTGCAAAACACTCTCCCTTTCGGAGATAACATTAAGTACTTTGTCTTTGTTATTCATTGTGAAGTCAACGGTAAGGGTTTCAAGTCCACTTAGTTTCTTACATAGGTCCATTTGAGCCATAGCTCCTTGGAATTCATTCATAAGAGCATCGGCTTTATCATAACCCGCGCCGTATTTATCGGCGAGGAAGTCAGCACCTAGGGAGTCGCCTAAGTCTTTAAGTTTCTTCTCGGCTTTATCTAAGTTATCATTAAGGGTTTTGACCGTATCGTCAAATAATGTATCACCATTTGACGCGATGCCTGATACATTACTATTGATTTGGCCATTAACATCGTTGGCTTTATCTATAATACTAGGCTGCTTGATGCTTGGTTTATTTCCTGTAGCGTTAGTCGCTTTAGCTGATATACTATTTACACTATCCGAACTAGTAGGCGCTGCATCGAGGTCCTGCTCTCTACTTATCTGAGGTGTAGGACTTCCGTCTGAGGCACTGCTGCTAGAAGGACCGCCTACAGTTGGAGTATTACCTGTCTCATTGATGAAAGGTCTATATAAGTCATAAAGTTCCGCATAGTGCTTACCTCTGAGTAATAGAGTTTTACCACCTACGATATAATTACCAGTATGCTTTTTACTTTCGGCACTATCGTCGTCTCTTACAGAACCATGTACGTATCTAACAGGAGTGAATAGAGGTATGTTTAAGAATGTTCGTGACAGGGTTGTAACACCCTCGGTAAACAAACTCAAGAACCTTAAGTTTTGATACCGTGCTTTGTAGTAGTTCTCATGGACGTTTGCTCCAGGCAAGTCACCACTACCTGTATCGAAACCCGGTCCCATCGTAAACGCAGAAGCTTCAACTTGACCTTTAATGTCGCTGTTGATAGGTAAACCATCACCTAAAACAACTGGGTCAATCTTGTCCAGCTTAATAGGTTCGCCTGAAAGAGAATGCTGCCAATGGGTATGGCCATAGTTAGTGGCTTGATTATAGAAGCCATTACGAGAGCAGGGCTTGCTTTCATCCATACTAACTTTAATGCCTGGGTCGTCATCATCTATATTAATTGAATAGTAGAGGCTGTACTCAGGCTCTTTACTGAACTGTGCGAATAGGTCTTTCATTCGAATGGTATCGAAGTCGACCGCAAGTGAGATACAGGACTTATCTGAGGCGTAGGCCCTTAGGCAGGTTTGTTCTAGAAATTGTAAGCGTGTACTACCGCAATTAATCCATGTCATGCTATCATCTGTGGAGTCAGGTCCATCGAATTCAAGACCAACTTCACCTGCAATAGCCCCAACTACACCGCTGCTCGTATCTTCGTACATGTCTCTGAATGCACCGATAGTTAATGCAGGAACGTCCAACATGCAATAGGCTTCTTGAATATTAGCACCATTATCTTCGTACGAGTTTATGCTGTAGACCGAAAATACATACGTAACTGAGTCCTCTGGCGTTTGCCCTAATAGGATTTCAAGTTTAGTACCGTCGTTCAGTGCTTGGTCACCAACTAATGCTCCGTGGTGATCGGCAAACACAAACTTAGCCGTTGCTACAGGCAGACCGTATCCAGATTGCATGATGCCTTCCCTAAAGACATTCAACCCTGCACTAATACTCGACCCGTTTACTTTTAATTCGAAGACACCTAAGTCCTCAACGTTCATAGACATAATAGTTCCTAGATGGAGACTCTGCTTGTAGTACCGATGGCTTTAGGTTTTGACTTCTCTGAGAACAAAGTCAACACTTTTAGCTTGCTTGGTATCTTTAACATCTGTCCAACTTCAAGTTGCATTTCATGACCTATACCATTATAATCCAGTAGAATAAAACCAAGACTTGAGGTCTCGTAGTATAAGTCGGATATTGTATCAATGTTACCGACATCAGGGAACGTTATTAGGTGCTCCTGGTAGTCAGTAATCTTATGTAGGTTTTCCGATACGTTATCTTTTAATGGGTCGATCCCGAATCGGTCAACGTGTATAGCTTTATGCCTCATCGTATATTAATCCAGTTATCTATATCGTATTTGGTAGGAGTCAAGTAGGACTTAACTTTGAATGTTGCTTCCATGAACATAGGATGACCAGTACCGTCTTCAACTAGACCGTCGAACTGTACTGATACACCTTCAATTATAGCAGGGAACATTTTGAACCATGTACCAATCTGAACATAGAATGCTTTCTTACCAAAGCCGGCAAGCATCGCACTGGCCCATTCTTTCTCATTACCTGCGCCGAACGTTGAAGTATCGAAGTTGATAATGGAAGGGCCTGGTGGAATTAAGATACCTGCTTTGTTTAAGTGAGGCGTTACTGCTTTAAGTATACGCTTCATAGGTTCCATGATTTCTTTAGTAGTATCATCATAGGCTTGAATCTTAATAGGTAAGGTAATATCAATATCAGTATTACCGGTCCAAGTCTTAGCACTGCCGATTACAGCGCGAGTAACCCCCGTGGCTTTACCGGTCACGCTTCCTAACTGTTGACCTATTGCCGCGTTACCTGCCAGTGCGCCTAACGCAGCACCTGCACCACCTGACAGATCGCCGAATGTAGAATCAAAAGGTGCATCCCACGAAGAGTTTAAATCCAGTGAGAAGTCAGCAGGCAGCTTACCATATATGCTTATTTGCTCGTCAGGGTTTGGGTTTCTGTTATACAAGAAACATGTGTAATACAAGTCAGCCGCTGCGGCACCTCCATCAAAAGTATCTCGGATTGAGTCTGTACCTTTAGACAACGGCCTACCTGTTACATCAATTAAATAATTAGCCATATTATATCCTATACAAGTGTGTTGCCTATAAGGCCAAGACCGCCGTTACCAATCATGGTAGGTGTATCATCAATAGTCGGTCTTGGTTGAACAACTTGTTTGATAATTCGAGTATGCTGTTTAGGTGCGGTTTTAGGAGCAGGTGCTTGTACTACGATAGGAGCTTGCGGTGTGCTATCAACCATAGGTGCAGATGCTTCTTTTATAGTAGTAAAATTAGAACGTTCAGTGCTTTCGACTTTAGGAAGAACTTCAACCGTGTTAGCATTTACCTGAACAGTATCAACACTCGAAGTACCTGCCTGAGACTGATTGGTATTAACCGTACTAGGGTCGGCGCCTAGTATACTATTCGATACGCTGCTCAGTGAATTGGAAATAGCAGGCGATGTCTTGAGGTTACTAATCATTCCCATTGGTGTGAAGTCGTAAGCTTTACTTGCAGCAGAACTAACTCTGTCCATCATACTACCAAAGAAACTTTGAGTCTCGTGTATTTTCTTATTACTATATAGGGAGCCTTCGTTTATAACTGAGTCGCTACCTCCGGAAGTATTTCTATTATTAGCCACTGTAGTAGGAGAACTATACATGTTGGTTATATCAGATATATCAGTATTTCCATACATGGCATTTACACCTGAGCTAAGACCCGGGCTCATTGCAGACGCAGCGGTAAACAAACTACTAGTCACTGCGGATTCAGAACTCTTACGCTCAAGTGCTGGCTTATCTTTTAATAAAGATAGGGCTTTACCTATACCTTCATCCTGCTTCTGTTTATTAACAACAGCCTGCACAGGATTGGTAGTAATCATATTAGTTTGATTGTTACTGACGACCTTTTGGAGTTCTTTAATCTTCTCAGACTTACGGGTTGCAGCTACTGGTGGTGCCATATTAATATCACCAAACTCGTCACCGCCAGTAGGTATGCTAGCATTAGTACTAGTCAGGGCTGCGGCCGTCTGTACATTTTCTTCTGTAGGGTCATCGCCGAATCCGAAGAAGTCACCGACAGCAGAGGCACCATCATAGATTCCTCCAGCAGCACCGCTCACCATACTTCCAGCAGCACCACTTAAACTAGGTATATCGTAACCCATTAAGTCGCCTGCAAAACTAATACCATCAGAAATACCAAGGGCACTTAATGCGAAAGGCGCTAAAGGCCCTAGTGCCATTGCACCTGCATAAGCTCCCATAGAACCAACAGAGTCAGCTATGCCTGTAGTCTTCTCTCTGCTATCAAGAGAATCATCAGTAGCCGTACCGTATATATTAGCAGCACCTAGTACCGCATTCAAGGCACCTAGCTTAGGAACTTTCTTCAAAGTGCTAAGTATGCCTTTCTTAGGTACTTTAGCATTAGTCTTAGGAGTATTAGCTTTGGGGACATCTGGGCTCTGTGGAAGTAAACCTGCTGTAGGCTTAGGAATAGTAGACCTATTACGCATGTGCTGTGCTGCTACCGTTCCTCCCATTGCTGTCAACCCCGCAGCACCAATCATCTGAGAAGTGCTAAAACTGCCATCTGATACGTCTTGTACACGACTAGGAATTGATGCCTGCCCTGGCTCTAATACGGGTGTGGTAGAGGTAGCTGGCGCAGTGGTAGAGGCATTAATTTCGCTAGTTTTCGCTTGCCCATACTTACTGTCATACTCATCCCAAGTGATTTGTTCACCAGATTGAGGGTCCATCATAGTTCCAGTACGCTCAGCCTTCTGTTTAGCCAATACCTTCTCCGGAGTCATGACGTCTTCTTCACGATTATCGGATATAGCATTATACGCTAAATAGCCTGCACCAGCGCCTAACGCTAACTTGCCTGCATTACCTTTAGCGAAGTCTAATGCTTTACCTCCATAAGTTTTAACATCCCAAGCCAGTCCAGCCCACTTACCTTTAGGTCGCTTGCTTCGTTTCTCGTTACGTCTGTTATTCTTTTTGTCATCGTCTTTACTTGATCTACTACCACCTATGTTTAGGCCATCAAGTAGACTACCTGAATCGCTATTGGTAGATTGACTTGTATCAACAGCTAAGCCAGTACCTGGACCTACATCAGTATCCTTAGTCTTTAGAACTTCTGGCTTGTTGCGGTCACGTTGCGTTACTTCCCACCAATCTCTAAATATCTTACCCATTTCTTTCATCATATCGCGTTGCTGTATTTGCAATCGCATACTCTTACCATTATAAGTAGTGATAGAGTTTGAAAGGATATCAAGACCGCTATTAAGGTCTTCATCTATTAAGAATAAGGCATCTAAGACTTCTTCGGTAGCTGCATCATAAACGTTGTCCAGTTCGGATAACGTCATGTTGTTACCAGGCGATACCATCCCAGTCGACGGTGCAAGTCTAAGGTCGGCGTTATCATTTGGAACTAGCTGGCCTTCGATTACTCCTCTATCCACACTGCCTCTTCCTGTATAAGGTGTAGGGAGTCCGGGTTCAGATTTAAACGCTAACACTCCCGGAGCAGGAAGCCCCGGTAGCATTACATTATTTTCGTATGTCTGTTCCAACTCGCCGGCGCGTTCGGCCATGAGTTCAATTGGGTCTAACATACATGCTCCTCTATCTATCTACCTTTGCGTCGCGTAGCGGCTTTCAAGGCGTCACGCTCTTTCTTCTCGTTAAGGTCCTTAACGTAAGAACTGTGCATGTATAAAAGTTTCTGACTAGGCATAGTATCTTCAATGAATATATTAAAGGCCGTAGTCAGGTTATACTGAATGTTGTACAGAGAGGTTTCAGTGTAAGCGGCAAAGAACTTTATAAACGATGGTACTTTATCGAATACGGTTTGCTTAGTGCTACACATCATACATTCAATTGGTACGGTCTCAGTTATACCGTGGGTTATTCTACCGTTAGCCATTTCTTTGGCTTTGTTAAAGAGTTCTAAGTTACCTAGTGATTTGACATATTCGTATTTATCTCTAAGGGTTTTACCCTCTTTAATCCAACGTAGTGCATCAAGTATATGGGTGAACTCAGGTTCTTCCATTAGGTCTTCGGCTTCAACTAATGTCGATACAGTAGGAAACGAAAGTCCCTCGGGTAAGTCGAAGTCTTCCAGTACAGTAATGTCCATTGAGGCATTATGTGCCAGGTAAACGTTTTCGTGGCCACATTCTTTTAACGTCCAACCTAGTCTATCAATCTCGGCAAAGGACTTGCCTGCTGCTTTCGACATATTAAGAGGTCTACGTTTGTGGTCGAGGAGTGATTTACTTTTACATTGCCATACGGCATTGATTGGGCTTTCAGGATATGAATTGATTCTTAGCCAAGCAAGCACATAAGCGAAGTCACCATCCGTTAATTGGTTTACATCACATGACGTTACGATTTCTGCGGCACGGATAACATGGCGTATTGAATCTGCCCTATGTCCTGCACCGACTATGTATAGTTCGTTCAAACTAAATGGACGAATCATAAGCTCTTTAAACGAGTATAGGCGAAAACCCGTGGGGAGATCGCCTATGTCTCTGAACCGAGTGTCATGGATTGCGGTTTCCCAATCCATCTATAAATAATCTAGGCCGAAGTCGGAAAGCTTATCGCCTTTATTCATATTTTTTGACAGATCAATAAGTTCAGACTTAATCTTTGCCAAAGTAGCGTTATGCTCTTTTTCAGATATATCATCGTCTTCGTCCCACTCGAAAAGGCCTAAATTTGATTTCTTAATAGCCTTAACTCGCTGGTCATGTGTCTTACCTTTAAACGCGTCTAGCATGGCGCTCTGATTCGCGGAATCCCCCATGCCCAATTCTTGATATTTCTTATTCTTTAAGATTCCAGTTACGATTTTCTTTTTATTCTGAGTTTTCTTAGTGTCTGCACGTTGAGCAATCTTGCCTTTACCGTCTTTGGCTTTACCTGCTTTCTCAGCGAGGTCCATGGCTTTCTTGAAAGCAGCTTTGGCTTTCTTGAGTCCAGGTTTACCTACAAAGTGTTGGCCCGTTTTCCTCAACTCTTTAATCTCAGTCTCGAATTCTTTTCTAAGCTTCTTCTTTATTTTAGGGTCCACGTTGTCGTGCTTGCCTTTAGCGGGGGTGTACTTTAAACCGACCGAAGCTTTCTTATTTTGAGTAGCCTTACGACCTGCTGCCTGCTCGCGTTTCTCTTTCATACCAGGAGCATCATCGGTGTTCGTATGCTTCTTGGCTAACTTATCGTAAGTGGCTTCATCGACTGCAAATTGGTAATAGACAGTCTTACCGCCTTCTTTCTCAAGGTCGATAACGTAATGCTTCTTACCTAACTTCTTAAGATAGAACTTCTCACCCTTCTTTATATTACTTTCGTGATCGTCGTCATCTACTTTAACAGTAGACTTGGCCTCATAGGCCGTAGCGCCTCTGAGTGATTTAGTTAATCTAGCTGATTCGCTTATAAATATTCTCATGGTAGTCTCTTAAGGTTGAATCGAGTGCCACGGATTGAGGTTTCCCAATCCATCTAGTTTACTATAGACCGAAGTCAGAGAGTTTATCACCTGAGTCCATATTCTTAGAAACGTCTATTAGCTTTTTCTTAAGTTTGCCAACTAACTTATCGTATTCCGATTCGTCCAAGTCAAAGTCTTCCGGATCATATTCGTGTAAACCTAGCTTAGACTTGTTAATGTCTTTAACTCTTTGGGCGTGGGTCTTACCTTTAAAAGCATCAGATATAGCAGTCTTAGCATCTGATTCTCCGATGCCTAGATTTTTATTATAACCATCGTCCAATAAGGACTTAATCTTTTTCGTATTGGCGCCTTTAGACGATTTAGCTTGCTTGCGTTTCTCTTTCATACCAGTAGCACCGTCAGTATGAGTCTTGGCTTTACCTTTCTTCTGCGTAGCCGCTTTACCTTCATCCTTAAAGGCTTCATGTTTGTTGTCCAAAGCTTTGAAAGTCTTTTCATCAATAACGAATTGATAAATCTCTTTACCTTCAACGTCCATTAGGTAATGTTTCTTACCAAGAGTCTTCAAGTAAAACTTCTCACCCTTCTTGATATTACTTTCGTGGTCGTCATCACCTACTTTGATACTGGACTTGGCGATATAGGCCGTAGCGCCGCGTAGTGACTTAGTTAGTCTAGCTGATTCGCTTATAAATATTCTCATGGTAGTCTCTTATTGTCTAAAAAATGAGTATTGGTCGAACACTATACCTTGTTCAACTTGGGTGCCGCAATTAGGACAAGCTGCGTGTAATTTGTTGAGAGGCCCATGTCTAAGTTCATGATTCAATCGACTGGCTTGGTCAAACATCTTTAAGTCTGTTTGCTTGCGTAAGAATTTAATCTTATCTTCAATCGTATTACCGTGTGCAATCCATTGGGCCGCTGGAATAATCTTAGCCAGTTTAGGGTCATTAGATAACTCTACATACTCAGCATATAGAGAGGAAGTAGGAACGGAGAAGCCTTCAGGCAGTTCACGCTCAGGCATTATCAATATATCTAAATCATCGTAATCAAAGTCAACGTGACAAGTTTGACCACAAGGCTTAGGACGTAAAGTCTTCTGGAACTCTTTGTCTTTGCTGTCTACATCAGTGTAACGTAGTTCATTGCCGTCAAGGTCTACGAACATAAATCCAGAGCAAGTCCAGTTCAATTCAATTGGGCTATCAGGGAATGCGTGTATTCTGTGGTATGCGACTATTTGGAAGAACTCACCCATTGATAATTGATGATCTTCAACGCCTTCAACCGTACTTAGTATTGCATCGACAAAGGTTACATGTTTGTTTAGTGTGGCTGACTCAGATAGCATACTGAGTTCAGTCATGCCAATTGGGTTTATAGTAACATGTTCTGGAGACCCTTCACCAAAACATATACCTCCAGCGGCTAGCTTTTCTTTTAGTATTTGCATTATATTTACCTTTACAGAATTTCTAAGTAGGAAGCGTCAACTTCCAGTTGAACACTGACTTGATGAAACCCATCATCGTTATATACCAGTTCCCAATCTTGGATGGCACTAGGCCATACGCCTCGTAAAGAAGCTTTGGCTAAGGGATCACCCTTGTTATCATGGAGGACTACGTTAATACCTTTCTTGTATCTAGATGGTAAGAAGTAACCCCCAGTAACTGGGTTTCTAATGTTTGACATCCATTGGAATATATATTTCAATGCACGGACTTTATTGTCTTCGTGTATAAGCATAGTGACACTTGACACATCTATTTTACCGGGAAACGTTAACGTAGCGCCGGCGACTTCAATTTGATTACCTGTATCGAACTTAGGAAAAGGTAGTCCAAACTGTTGGATGTATTCAGGCTCTAATGTCACACCGTCGAAGGCAGGCATTGACTCGACTTTCCATAACCATTTAGGTAAGGGAGTCTTATCTCCTTCGTTAAGTGATTTGGCTAACTCAAGAGTCTTCTTCATTGACATAGACTACTCCAATTCTAATAAGGCCATCACTCTTATCAACTTACCTTTCCATCTTACCGTACCAATCTCAGCATCAATACCCTTGATAGAAGACTCGGCGGCGGCTTCAATATCTTTAGCCCAGTTACCTACCTCTCTAACAGTAAGTTTATGCTTACGTCGATAACCAGGTAATGTGTCGCTGATATCATAGTAATGGTAAATCTCACCCTCGATGGCACGTTGAGTCATAACATGAGTTATCTTAGAGGCTCCTGGGAACTTAATCTTTTTAACTGCTTTGGTTATTACTTTATTTTCTCTAGGTACACCACCAGGTAAAGGTGATGCGCTAGTAGGAGTAGTACCAAGAGGTTTACCTGAGGCTTTACGCTCTTTGCCGAAAGTACCAGGCTGGACTTTAGTCTTACCTATCTTACCGCTGAATCCTTTTGACTTCTCAACTATAGTTCGAGCGTTCTTAGGCTCTAACTTAAATTTGATAATATCCCCAGATTCCTCTTCGACTTGAACCAGCCAGAAATGAGTACGTCCTAACTTTAGGCCGAAATGCTCACCCTTGGTTATCTCAAGGTCGTAGTGTCTGTTTGCATTTTCTATCAAGACCTTACGCGTACCTTCAAAAGTATACCACTGAAAGTCTGTCACTTTGGCTTTAGCTGATAACGAAACTAACATAAAAATAGCTGCTCTTTAATTAGCTTAAGATAATGTAAATGAGGGCCGAAGCCCCCTTTACCGAGAATACTCTGTTAGATAGGAGTATAGTGGTCAAACGAGAATGTTGCAGATAATTCAATTGCCGTAGCAGATTGTTCCATTGGAATTTCAGGAACTTCTGTAGGCCATACCGCATGAATCTTGTATGAACGAATAGGCTCTCCCTTCTGGTTAAGAAGATGGAACTCAGCGTTAGTAGCGTATTCAGATTTGAATGCACCAATTTGACCTTCCGTACTACGGATAAGTTCGTGCCAATCTTCTAAGATAGTAGTAATTGTTGCAGTACTGTTCTCTTGGAAAGAAATTGACATGGTACCACTGAATGTTTTACGTCCAGCGTGTCGTGTAGTGTGACCAAACACTTCTACCATTTGTTGCTCGATAGTACTACCCGGCTTTGCGGCAGATTTACATTGCACACGTAACGAGGCTGCATCACCGCCTATACCGGAAGGTAAAGCGAAAACGATTTCGTAGTTATCAGATAGCAACGGGTCTTTAACGTTATCTTGAAGTTCTTTTAGTTCAACTTTAGGCATGGTATGCTCCGTTAACTATTGTTAATAAGTTTTTCAGCAAAATCTATTTGGCCTGTACGAGGAATAATCGCACTTAAATGGATTCGCTTAGTGTATCGGACTGGGTCTAGGTAAATGTCAACAATCAAGTCGCCATTATCCGTTGTTTCAGCCGTGTTATTTCTTTCGTCACATACTACCTGGTACCAGTATAAACCTCGGCCTCGTAAAATAGGCTCAAGCAAGTCTTCCACAGAAGAACGTTGACGTTGGCGTAAGATACTATCGTTAGGTTCAAATACCGCATACAAATTATTGATGCGAACACTAGAATGTAAGAAGCATAGCATACGACGAATACCAATGTCGTTTAATGCTGACTTTATTGCATACATAGTATCGGCATTCCAGATATTAATACCGTTACCTTCAACTGATATAATCGAGTTGATTTGGTTCTCAGTAAGAATGTTTCTGTGACTTAACTTGTAGTTATGGCGTAAGCCAATAGCAGTAGGCATTCTACCTCTAGTAAGACCGCCTGGTGCAAACCAAGTAGCGAAGTCATTATCCGTAAAGGCGTAACGCGCTGCAACATGGCCTGAAGGTGGAACGTATTGATCACGTCCGTTATCTTTGTCTCTGATTAAAATATCAGGTGCATAAGAAGCACTTAATGAACTATTCAAATTCAAGGTATTACGTCGATAATCCACTGCATCTATAGGGTCTTGCTTATCGCTAGGTATATCAAGTACAGCAATACAATCCTGTCTACGTATACAGATTTCATCCATCTTCAATTGGATTGAAGGTATAGACAAACCGCCGTTAATTAAGATATTAACTTCGACTTGTTCCCAATCAGAATACAACTCCCAGGCTTGTAAGCACGCTGCTACGAATCTAGGCTCACCTAAGCTAAAAGGTAAACCATCATCGCCTCCAGTAAGGGTAGCTTCACCTACAGCGTTTATAAGTACAGGTTCATCATTGTTGTCAAATGCAGGATGGTTCTCATTAATGCGGACTCGGATTAAATTTGAGCCTTCATTAATAACGTCTTCAACAAACATCTGAGTACCGTTACCGTTAACTTTTTCATGAGTAGTACAATGGTGAATCTCGGTAGCGATACCTGTATTACCTTCGTATACCTGAATAAAGAAAGCCTGACCTTCTGCGTCGTTTACATCTGGGTACCAAACTATACGTAGTTCGTTATTCCATTTGCCCGGGTCTACGGCATAAATAAACATTATGTCTTCGACTCCGAAGTCTAACAAGTCAGCAGAGTCTAAACCAGCAGGTAAAGTTCTAGGCTTGGAAAAATTCGATTCGGTGGCAATGTAAACACCGCCAAGTTTTGTATCTAATGCAACACGTACTACGCTTAGTCTTGATTGCTCAAGAAAAGCTTCGGCGCAGTAGTGCATGTAACCGATGCGTGGGTCTTTCTTGCCGAACTTCTGACGGAATTCTTCATTGTCGAAACAGATAGTAGGTTCCATTATTGGACCTCTATTTGCTGCACCAACGATCGCTCCGATAGAAGTAGAAGCCGCTTTAATACGTTGCGACCTGTCATTTTCGACAGTATAGACACCAGCACTAGGGCTGTTAGTTGCTAACATATACTATGTCTCCTCTATTTAGTATGTAACTAAATTACGAATAAACCAAGTTGCACATGACTGGTTCTTCAAGTGCAGAGGTAATTTTTATTACCCCATCAATCTTACCGTGAAATACATAAAGGCCATCGACTTCTTGAGTGATTGACATTCCGTCTTTTTCAATTGTAAGATTAACCTTCTGTGGCGTTTTAATATAAAGCAGATGCTTAATGCCTGTGATTTCATGTGGAACATCAACTGACATATTCTGGTCTATATTGTAAAAGGGTTCACCATCGGGTATGTTAGCTGATACGCTCTGCTTAAACAAACTACTACGTGTAGTAATTCTAGTAAGTGACATAGCCAACTGTGTTACAATGGTTCGTCCTTGCTCTTTATACGGGTTAGCTCTTTTTCGCATTAAGGTCTCCCTATTTTGGTATTAGTAGTTATGTGACCGTCGTTATTAATCTTAGCTACAGGTTTAATGAGTCCAGTCTTAGTACTCAGCCTATAACTAAAGGTAACTTCCATTACTCCAGGTTTACCTTCGTCTTCCCTAGTGGCTTGCGGAATACTAGCACCTTTCTCGGAAGCGAAAGGAGTAACAGTCCAATTAGAGCCTGTAGGAAGATGTATCTCAAAGGTTAACATACGAGTAGCGTTAACGATCATTAACCTCTCTACGAAAGCTAAGACTTCTCTAGGGTCATCGTTAATGTAAGTACACTCTACCTCAATGTTGGCCCTAAATAGGAAGTCTTTATTAATAACAGCATCTTCTAAATCCGGCATAGAGAAGCCACTGCCTGCTCTTTTGATTTGTTGTATAGCTTGGTCGTCCTCAGATAGGTTCATTGACGATATACGCCAGTAACCGTAAGGAAGAGATATAGACCCTGCGTAAGCCCGTTTAATGGCGCCTTTAGGATCGTCATCAAATATTAGAGGGAACTTTTTAATACGTAGATGGTTCTGTACCTGTGTCCTAAAACCAAGCAACGTAGCTAGAAGAGGAGCGTCAGACTTTTCCACTCCATCTAGGAAATCAATGGAACGTGCTGGTACGTGTTCTGTCATGATTATCACCTAAAACGTAAAAAGCCTCGAGGATATAGCATAAACTACATCTGTCGAGGTCATTTTGGACTATTCAATGATTTGAATTGGAGACCTTACGGCACCGAAGTCTATCGTTGAAGATTCTGATTTTAGATCTTCATCATCCTCTCCATCATCCTCGTCTGCGTCATCGTCATCGTCATCGTCATCTTCATCATCCTCGTCATCATAGTGATCTCCACTATAAGATTCAGATAATTCGTCTTCATTAATAAACCCACTCTCCGACAAGGCGGCTTTGGTTTTATCTTTGAATGTACTTTCCATAGAAAGGCTTAACGTAGCAGCAGCAGAAGCTAGATTATCTAGTTCTGTTTCTTCCGAAATGTTTTCAAGTGTACTAGACAAAGCCGCCAGTGAGTAGTTGTCTGCCATAAGGCTTTCAATGAACTCTCCGGTATCTTTAGTAGACATAGCAGATGCAAATAATGTACCTGCTGTCTCAAAATCTTTTCGATTAAAGGCAAGGGCTGCTAAGGCAATAAGGTCTTTAGCGTTGTTCTGCATGAAACCGCTCCACAAAAAAAAA